GTGTACCGTAGGGGATGTGCCCAACACGGGGTACCGAATCACGGAGGTTGTCATGGGTTACAGCGAAGCTGTTAAGGGAATGTTCGCCACGGCTGAGGTTGTGGACTACAGCTACGAGGTCTACGAGGACGGTGCTGTTTTCGACTTCCTGTTTGACGAGGATGAGATTCCCGTCTGCGAGAATCCCGATTGGGCCTAGTCCCAATCTGAGGATGGGCCTCCCCTACGGGGGAGGCCCATTTTTTTATGCCCATATTCGAACATATGAGCGAATTGGCTCTGTAGGCGATTCTAAGCCCCGGAACCTATGGTTTGGATAGGTGATACCGGGGGAGGGTAGAATGTCCGTTAGCGTGGCATCTGGGCACCATTAACGCTATCCGTAGTGCTAGGGCATGGTTTGATTCTCCCCCGGACAGTCCGAGCCGGAATACCGGAAGTAAAATGCATGATTTCCAGGTCTGGTATTAATACCGGAAGTTCATTTCGTGAATCCCGATTCAGGAGCCGGCAAGCGCCAATTCCAATACCGGAAATATGATTCGTGTATTCCGATTCCTGATGCCGGCTTCCGGTATTATGATTCATGAATCCTGGGTCTGGTATTGTTCTCTCGCGCGTATACGCGCGTGGGGCGTAGCCCGACGCAGACACAGACACAGGATTATGTGATGCGGATCACAGACACGGGAATATGTGACGTGGCTTACATGGTGCGAGGCAAAATGTGACCCAGACCACAAATCGCCGTAATGGCCTCTAATTTCAATTCTAAGCGACTTTACCCCTTGTCAGGCACTACCACCCTACCCCGGTTCCGTTCGTCATTTCCGCAGGTCAAACATGGTATGGAGCCTAGCTAAGCATTGGGTCGCGGGAGTGCATGACGCAGGGCTACATGACGCAGGGAGGCGTGGCGTGGATTGCATGACGCAGAAGGCATGGCCGCATATATACATGAAGGTATGATTTTGCGCGGATATACATGAAGGTATGATTTGTTCGCACATGCGTTCGGGCCGGCTTTGCCGGCGTATATACATGCGCCCAGGCGCATGACTACACACTACTTCGTAGTGTGACCTAAATCACATCCTGCTGATTTGCATTCTGGTTTGGCGGTCTGTATACTAATTGGCATGAGCAAACGACGCAGCACTTCGGCCACCATCACTTCGACCAAGGTTGTCTACCGGGTTGTCAACGGTAAGCGTAAGCGGTTCACCATGACCACGGTCGCTACGGACTACAAGCCCACGCCGAACACAATCGGCTACAAGTGTGGCCGTGTGAAGAACTCTAACGGTAAGGTTGACCCTACCATGATCCTTGGCTCACATAAGTGAGCTTAGGCCACCACGCCACCCACACCCTCATGGGTGTGGGTGGTTTTTTTTTACGCGCATGTACGCCGGCTACGCCGGCATATGCGTATAGGCGCATAATTTCTCACATCTTTGATGTGAGCCAGATCACATTGACATTTCGACAATCCGGCGATTATACTAATAGGGCAGCATCGAATCGGCTCCGACCGCCACAGTGCCACAGTGACCGATTCACATGATGATGCACACATTGGAGCTTCGCTCAGTTTGACTTCCGATTCGTCGGCTGTTATACTGATAGGGCACCACCGGTTCGGCTCAGCTAACAGCCACAGCGCAACTTGCTTCCGAACCTGCACTACCCGCTACATAGGTATGATGAGCTTCGCTGGATTTGCATTCTGGTTTCCGGCCTGTTATACTTATAAGGCACCACGGAGCTTCGGCTTCACACAACAACATAGCGATCACATCCTCCGGCGAATGGCCCGGAACGTGCTGACCCACCTAGGTTCATGACCTAGCACGGGAATTGCATGGCGGTTACGGTGAGTCCGTAGCTTAACGCTGTGCAACGACGTGAGTGTTTGACTGACCCAGCCGCTAGGCGAGGTTGTGATCCTATGCACATAATCGCAGTACATGATGGGCCTTGCGAGGCTCGTTGTGATCGGCACCACAGGCAGTGATCGACCACGGTCACTAGGCAGGTAGCTTCGCTACTGACAGCCGCTTGTGGGTAGGGTCACAGCACAATCGCTAGGCTTCATCATGCACCACGGTTATGGTACACACAGCACACGTTGAACCATATGGGGCCGCATGGCAATGGCCCGCAACGCTAGGGAGCTAATCCGCTCATACCGTTAGGTATGAGCCGCCCGGACAGGCCTTAGCAGGTAACCATAGACGGGTGCGACAGCTTTGCTGCCACGAACACTGACACTAACGTGGTGGTTATCGAATGTGACTAAGCTACGGGCTGCAGACCCGAACCCGTAGTGATGATGTAGGGACAGGCGCTATACCCTGTATAGCAATTTCGACCTAGTAGTCAGGTTGACTATCCTTGCCATATCTGCTAACGCAAACTTGATTGCTTTGCAATTAGGTATGGTTTGGTTCGCCAACCGGATTTGACAAGACTCTGACGTTAGTATAATAGGCAAGTACAGTACCGGACGCGGTACAAGGCGCAGGTTCAAGTCCTGCACGTCGGTTAGATTTCGTAATGTTGACAACAACAGGAGGTTATGGTATGTGCGAGGATGCGCCTTGCTGCGGTTGCTGCGGTTATGCAGCGTTTTCATACTCTTATGAGTATGCCATTGACGATCACTACGATTCGGATGGTTACTACTAAGTAGTAACCATCCGGTGCCGGCCCGTCCGGGCCGGCACATGCGCCCAGGAAAGGATTGATTGTGGCGAAGATCACAGTTACCGACCAGCAAATCACGGTACGGCTTAGCCGTAAAAACATCGACCAGTTGACCGACCCGTATACTCCACCGGAGTATTCGCTGTGGAAGCGGGTCACCGTTAACGGTGAAGATGTTTGGCTCAACATTAAGGTTGAGGCTGATGAGGTTCACTACAACTCCGAAGGAGTGGCAGAATGAGGGAAATCCGTAGGATTGACGAGGAAGTTGACAACGAGGGTTGGATAATCCGCGATTGTTACTTTGAATGGGACTGCGATTGCGGAGCAATCGTGCAGCGGTTCATGGGACAGTCCGACGTTTCTTGCACTGACTGTGGTCAGTGGTACAACAGTGGCGGCCAACGGCTGCGGAACGATTGGATGAACAATCGTTCCAATTGGGATGAAGATATCTCCGATATGGACGGATTTGAGGAATCGCAAAATGACTGGTAAGCCGCGTTGCCCACACTGCAATGTGCAGTTGTTCGGTGTAACCGAAACAACCGACCCGATTCTGGCTGAGTCTCCTATGGCTCAGCTTTGCTGGAAGTGTGTCAAGCCGCTGTACCTAACTCCTACGGAGTTACGGTTGGCCTACGATGGGAGTGATTGGTGACTAAAGTCACGACAGCACAGCAAGGATTTGACAAAGTGGGCACCACAACTGAGGTTGTGGTGAAACGGATCGTCCGTAGCTTTAACAAAGCTACGGCTCAGCAGATCACCGAAGGTCTGTGGTGGTATGCCGAAGCTAATGAACTTGTTCATTACCTCAGTGGAACCTCTGGTTACACTGCCGATCAAGTTGCTGCCGCTATGGCCCATCTAAGCCCTAGGCTTAGATGGAGTCAGAATGTTGACAGCATCAAGATGCTGGTCTTGACTGGTGAGCTTCCATCGTATGTTATGTCCGGGCCGGCCGGCCGCGCAAGGCGCGCCCTGGAAGCTGCTAACCCGGAACTTACCTTTGGTAAGAAAGCTCACAAAACCCGCAATTTCAGCCGGAATTGTTCCGGCTGTGTCAACAGTGTTACTGTTGACGTATGGGCTGCTAAGGTTGTCGGTATCAGCGAAGATCAGCTTAAGCTGACCGGAGTTTACGACGCTGTGGCTCATGCTTACCGATTAGCTGCTAAACGGGTGGGGATTGAACCTGCCCATATGCAGGCTATCACTTGGATTGTTGTCCGTGGTTCGGCTTCCTGAAAGGAATGATTGTGAAAGACGTTTTCCAAATCCTGTCAACCGTTAAGGTTGGGATGCTTGACGTTAAGGTTTCGACCGTAGACTTGAGTCTACCGGAGTTTGGTATCGTAGATAAGGGTTACGAAACTGCCCTCATCTTTGATGCTGACAAGCCGAATGAGTCGATTGAAGTTGTGGCGAACTACAGTTCGCTGGTCGATGCTGTGGCTGGTCATGCTGCATTCCAAAACCCTGATGTTATCAGGGCAATTGTGTTTGCTGAAACTAAGTTCGCTTAACCGGAGGTTAAAAGAAATGATGGTCACCCGACGTTCTTCCCTTTCAGGGAAGAATCACGCTATGGATTTGCCTGTTAGTCAAGAGCAGCTAGCAGCTTACGCTGCTGGTGCTTTTGTTCAGGATGCGTTTCCGCAGCTTACTGCTGCGGAGCGTGAGTTTATCCTGACTGGCATCACTCCGAAGGAGTGGGCTGAGGTTTTCGGGGAGGATGACGATGCTTAGAGCGTTGGTCGCCACCATAGCTGTACTTACAGCTATGGTGGCGGGGCCGGCTACGCCGGCCTGGGCGCAGACATGCGAGGCTCACCTTGCAAAACATGGCACGTCGGAAGCTGTGGATATTCAATACCACAAATTGTATGGTGGCAAATCGCCGTGTCAGCAAGATTACAAACCCGGTGATGAAGCTCACACTGATGAGCCAATGGCAAAGCCAGATACCTCCGACACTACCTCTGGTAGTGACGGATACAAACGAGACAAGTTCGGACAAGGTTGTACCTTGTTCGGCTGTGGATAGGACAGTATGAGATACCATATTGTGACATTCCTTATAGGAATAGCCGCTGTTGTCGGTGCCTTGTTGGTGGCTGATCCTCCTTTGGAGGATGAACCGGGTTGGGATTGTGCTACAATGGGCAACATGATGTGTGGAAAGGTTTGATATGGTAACACGTTGGAGCTTTGCTGAGAATTGCGAAGTTGATTTAGACCTGTATGAATACAGCGATTATGCTGGGGATGAGGATGAGATGGAACCCGAATACGTTTATCGTCTTAACGATAAAGATTGGAACGATTTTCTGGAATTGCTGGAACGTCCAGCTAAGGATATGCCCAAACTCAGGGAATTGATGAGCCGTAAGGCTCCTTGGGAGGTTGACAAGTGAAAGTTTTTGTTTACAAAAACCTGCACGCCACGCGAAAGAATGGTGGCATCACCGTCTATTCGGTGAAAGCTTTGAACGGCCCTGATAAGGGCCGTGTGATTGCCCGTAGTTCTCACGTCATGCTTGGGGATGTGCGCCCTAAGGTATCCCAGGCGGGTAGGCGCAAGGTTTTGCGCGAGGGCCGGAAGAATGTTCATGCTGGTTTGGTTGGTACACTAATCCACCTTGAAAATCAACCGTTCCACGGTGAGAAGATTACTTATAATCCTTATAAGTATGACAGCTTTGTCATGTCGGCTTGGACTACCGTTGAATACAACGGTAGTGAATTGGCTTACCTCAGCGAAGCTGGGGTTAAAGTGTTGGAACTGAAAGGGTAAAACAATGGACGAGTTTGACAACATTTGTAAACTATGTTCACATAGTTTTGGTTACCACCGATACCCCGATTCTGCTTGTCCCAGACCACGATATCGTGGTCTGCACGGTGGCTATTTTGACGATCAACGATTCCAAGGAGGAAGATATGAGTAAGGGACGGGAACACGACGAACGTCGTAAGTCTCAGGCTGCTGCGGCGCGTAAGCACGCCAATAAGGCACGCCGGCATAGCCGGCCTGGGCACGGAAGTCGCGGTTCGGAGAACCGCAAAGCTATCAAGGAGGGTGATTGATGTGACTATCGTCACTGGAATGGCTGACTACCGTCAGTCAGACCCCGTAGGGTATGTTCGGTATCGGTTTGTGTTGGATGCTGCTGACACTATCTTTGATAGTGACCGGACTGATGAGGCTGCCGTAGATTTGGCTAAGCTGCTTAAGCAGCGTGCCATTGGTGTGTGGCGGTCTGAGGATTTTGACGGTGTGCTAGAAGCACAGTTTGAATCGTTAGCCCATGCTGCTGAGGTTCTGCTGATAGCGAATGATTTCGATGTTGAGTGGATAGATGGTTACACCATCTACTGTCGAAAGGTATGATATGTATTACACAAGTATTTGGTTCCGGCATCCTGATTACAATCAGGATTGTGTCCTTATCAGCGGCATTCCAGATTGGATTGCTGACCGTCTGATTAATGCTTTGTCGGTTGAGTTTCCTGAACACACATGGTGGGCTGAGTGATGTATACTGGTGACATGACATTGGCTGAGGCTTATTCGATTCGTCGGTCACTTCTCAAAGAGAAGTGGGAACTTGAGAAAATGCAGCATCCTATCCCTGAGCAGCTACTTTGGGATTTGGAAGATGTGTCTGGTATAATCTTTATCCTGACAGCGTAGAAAGGTATCATTATGAGAGTCTTAGTTGCCTGTGAATATTCCGGTGAGGTTCGGCGTGCATTCGCCGCCTTAGGACATGAGGCTGTGTCCTGTGATCTTCTGCTAGCAGAAGATAACTCCCCTAACCACTACCAAGGTGATGTGTTTGACATTATTGACAATGGCTGGGACATTATGATAGCTCACCCGCCATGCACACACCTGGCCGTGTCCGGGGCGCGTTGGTTCAAAGATAAGCAGGTCGAACAGGCTGAGGCTTTGGAGTTTGTTCGCCGTCTGTTGGATGCTGATATCCCAAAGATTGCGTTGGAGAATCCGATATCTGTGATATCCTCCAAAATCCGTAAGCCGGATCAGATTATCCAGCCGTGGCAGTTCGGTCATGGTGAGACTAAGGCCACTTGTTTGTGGCTGAAAGGTTTGACACCGTTGGTTCCGACTGATATCGTGGATGGACGTGAGCAGCGGGTGTGGAAGTTGCCGCCGTCTGAGAATCGGTGGAAGGAACGTAGTAGAACATTCACGGGCATAGCTCAAGCTATGGCTGACCAATGGGGAAAGGTATAATTATGACTGACGTTGAGATGATGCGTAGTATTGTTTCATTCTGTGAAGCAAAGGCTGGTGACAGCTTCCCATTCATCAACGATAAACCATCCTTTTGGATGGGTTATGCAGCGGCATTCGCTGACCTTGCTGACGCATTGGAGGGTAAGCTATGATAGTGTATGTTGCTACCATCGAAACGTACTACGAAACAATCGCAGTCGGTTCCACACCTGATAAGGCGCGCCGGCTCGCAGGCCGGCACGCACTACGCTACCTGAAAGCGCAAGGCATCACTAGGTTCCGCACCGTAGCGGAAGTGCTGGACTATTTCGGTTGCAATGTCACAGAGTGTAAGGTTGACGGTTCAGCAACCGTCTGCTAGAATAGAGTTATCAATCGGCCAACAGGCCACAACGAAAGGTAAGAAATGACTAAGGTCGCAGATATTATGATTGGCAACACGTCACGCCGTCAGGTTGCTGGTGGTGGCAACTGGTTCGGTAAGGGTCAGGTGAAGGCATCGTATGAAGATGCTATCCCGGTTCAGCATGTCTATGACATGCTGCTCAACTGGACACCGTTGGAGGTTCCCAACGCCAACCTGATTCCAGTTACACTGGATGAGCAGTTCGACACCATCATTGGTGGTCAGGCTTATCAGGTGAATGTGCGTGACGATCACAAAGCTATCGTCCGGTCTGATAACCATGAGTCGCTGGGAGTGTTCACTAACTCTTACGATTCGTCTGCCTACAACCGCATGGTTGGTTTCATTCAGGATGTATTCCAGGGTGCGCTACCCGTGTGGAATGCTGGCCTTATCGGTGGAGGTAAGAAGTTCTTCATCACCGTAGGTATGGATCAGACCATGCATGATACGAAGTCAGGTTTGGATTTCTGGCCCTACCTGATGTTCCATTCATCCTTGGATGGTTCGTTGGCTAATACGTTTGTTCCCGGTACTGGTGTCGCTCAGTGTGACAATATGTTCCCGGCTATGCGTAAAGCAGCTACCGCTGCTGGCCGTCTGGTCAAGTTCAAGCGTTCACGTCATTCTCTGAATGACACCCGTATCAAGTCGATTCGTGATGCCCTTGGCATTATGACTCTTGAGGCTGAGCAATTCAGTGAGGATTTGCATCAGTTGGTTGACACTCCGCTGTCACGGAGTGACTTCCACAAAGCTTTGGGTATCATTGTCCCTGCTCCTAAGGATGATGCGTCTAAGGCTGCGGTTACCCGCTATGAGAATAGCCGGGATGATCTGGTGAATCTGTACCTCGGTTCACCTATGGTGGCTCCGTGGAAAGACACGGCATTTGGTTTCGTACAGATGATTAACACCTACAATAACCGCTACAAGCCGGTGCGCGGTGCGCTGCAAGTTGAGCGTACATTTGAGCGTGCCTTGTCCGGTTCGTTGGCTGAGGCTGACGGTGCTGCTATCCGGGCTTTGGAGTCGGTGCTTGACAGGCAGCTTCTCACCGTGTAAAATGGTTAGTGTTCGATCCACGGCGGTCAGCAATTCGGCTGACCGCCAAACCCAAAATGAAAGGTTCTACCATGAGTGCAGCAGTTATTGATATCGCCACCGCTGAGACCGTTGAGGTTGAGGCACCGCAGGCCACCACCGCGAAGCGGCGTGACCTCAAGAAGATCGGGCGTAACCTCGCCCGTCAGATCACCAAGGGCAGCTTTGCTGACCTCACAGTTGACGCTGTGATGGAGCGTAAGGCTGTTGACCGTGTTCAGGCTAAGGCTGTCATTGCCCACGCCGTTAAGACCCTTGAGGGTCGCGGTATTGAGGCTCCGACGTTCGCCTAGTCGGTTCGGGGGAGGGGCAACCGCCCCTCCCCCACCACCAATTCAAGGAGTAACATGACCGCATTCAAAACTTCCATCCGCGTCGAAGATGACGCGACGTTCGGGGCCGTGATCGACCGTTCCGGTGACCTGATGATTTCGTTGGACGGTTCGTTCATCGACGGTACTATCGTGTTGAAGATCAGTCAGGATCGTTGGAGTGATCTGTGCCACGCTGTGCTGGTGGCCGCTGTAGCTGATGCCCGTAAGAAAGGTTACGTCATTTAATGGATGATCGTAATGAGTGGACTACAATTGATTACATCAATTACATTATCGGAGTGAAAGATAAGATGAGTGATTGGAATGTCGGTGATCGTGTAGTCGATCTGCCGTTGTGGCTGGTGTATGAACAGAAGTATGTGGGCACGGTACGCCGGCTCGACGGCCGGCGTGTGTATGTGGAGTGGGACAATGATCCTGGGTATGAGGATTTAATGTATTCCGACGAATTGAAGGTGTATTATGGACCCCAATGAAACATTGAATAAGATTCGTTACCTTTCTCACCAGTATTTTAAAGGCCGAATTGAAGCTGATGAGGCTTTGTTGGCGTTTATGGATTTGGATGAATGGTTACTCAAGGGCGGCTTTGGGCCGTGTGAATGGGAAGGGATGATGTAATGGAAACTGACCACGATTTGACAATTGAGGAACTGTCGATTAGACTATTGGGGTTGGTTCATATGAGCCGACTGTATTGGGAAATTGGTTGCCCTGATGATGAGGTCACTATTGATTTGCATCACGCAGCAACCATTCTGGCTGAACGTCTATTGATAGAGGTATGATGACCGACACAAAGCACTGTGAATGTGGTAATGAGTTGACCGGACGGCAGAAAACACAATGCCGCGAGTGTTACATGAAACAACAGGCGGGTACGTCGCAGTGCCCATTCTGCCTGGAATACTACTGGACGCACAGCAATTCCACTGAGTCGGAACGGCAGTTCCATTTCAAACGGCAATGTAAACCTAGAAAGGCATGATATGGACATTAACGAATTGCATTCATTTTTGCGTAAAGCAACCATTCGTATTTGTGAGTTGCCTGATGAGGAAATTAAAAAGTTGGATGAGGAAATCGGAAAGGAACTGAACGATGACGTTTAAAGTTGGAGATAAGGTGTCTATTGACCTAGACAAATATCCCGGTGTGTGGACTATCACAGGGTCAGGCCCGAAGAACTTTGTTCTCAACCCGGACTCCGGTGGTACACCTATGCGTTGCCCTAAGACGATGGTGACCGCACCCAAGGCCGGTGCTCCTGCACCGGCAGAGGTATCATATTTCCCGGTGGGAACATTTGTTCGATGCAAAGGCTTGGATGGTATCCAAGTTGTTATCAAAGATAAGGGTGATCGTGTCAATGTCACCAAGTGTGGTGGTGATCCTGCTGGGCGGTACTTCCGGGTTCCCCGCCGTCAGGTCACTAAGATTCAGGTTAACTGCGTCGAAATGCCATAATAAGAAGTGTGCCGGGGAACTCTTAGAAGTTCCCCGGCGTGTTGGGCATAAATCAGATGTATCTATAGGTAGGACAGAGAGGGGCTAAGCCCATGACAGACACACCAGAACACCGTTCGGTGTCGCAGTACAACACCTACCAGAAATGCCCATACGCTTACAAGCTATCGCGCATAGATAAGGTGTGGAGCCGGCCGGCCGCATGGCTAGCGCAGGGCAGTGCGGTACATGAAGCTGCTGAGGCTTGGGAAAGGTCGCTGCGTCAACTAAATGTTGACGATGTAAAGGATATCTTTCGGGAGTCTTACTCAACTCACATTAATGATATGTGTGAAATTACCCCAGAGTTTAACTCTTGGTTCGCCTCAGGCCCATATCGGGGTCAGGAAGATATTGAACGTCGCTACAATATTGGATTGTGGCACATCGACCATTACATCGACTACTACAATGAACACCCAAATGAGGTTATCTGGATTGCACCTGACGGTACACCAGGAATTGAAATTGGATTCGACATTGTATTAGATGGTGTATTGGTTAGAGGTTTCATTGATGCTGTAATTCAAGACGGTGAAGATATCATTGTTAGAGATTTGAAAACTGGTAATAAACCCGGTGATGAGTTTCAATTAGCAACCTATTCTGTAGGTATCAATGAAGTCTACAATATTCAACCTACTCATTTAGATTACTTTATGTCAAAGACTGGTACTACTATTTCTCATAGTATTGAAGGTTGGGATAAAGATAAAGTATCTAATATGTTTCGTGAGTTGGAGGACAATATCCAAGCTGAAAGGTTTGAACCTAAACCTACTAAAGCCGGTTGCAACTTCTGTGACGTTTCTGACAGTTGTGAGTTTCGATGGAAAGGTTAGATATGGATTATGGTTTGTGGAATAGTATCCACCGTATTGCTTCCGATTGGGTTATCGACCACCCGGATTTGACTGTGGAAGAATTGGTTGATGATATCCACGATTATGTGTTAGAGCAGTACGGTCCACCGTTTTAAGTGAGGTTATGACCTCACGTTAACTTCACATAGGAGATTGTAATGGAACCATATCGTAAGCAGGTTGAGTTACCTACTGGTTCGGATTACTGGATGGTGTATATGGGGCCGATCCCTAATCGGCCTGATTGGCATACTAAATTGTATGACACTTCCTGTTACGCATTCCCAACCCAAGCGGCTGCGAACCTGTTCGCTGCTCAACATGAGCGTCTGCACCCTGGACGAACCATCACAGTTAAACAAGGAGAATGATGGGTGACGTAGCAACGTCAGTAGTATTTCTGTCCATATTGTTCGCTACTATCTTCATGGGAGGATAAGATGTTTAAATCAACAATCATTGTGATTCTGTCGCCGCTGCTAGGGGTCATTTTGGCACCAGTCGCTACCGCCGGCCCGTATTGCAATGCGCTAGGTAACCGTCCGTCACTCAGCACCGCACAACAGGTCATAATGGATGCTGTCATGTCCGACGATGGGGAAGGTATCGCCACCGACATTGTGGAGAACTGCCCAAACCAGTATGGTATAATTATGGAAGCTGGCGATCAGCTTCTCAAACAAATGGGAGGATAAATTGTATACCCCTAAGCAATCGTTGTTCATCAAAGGTTCCGCTGGTGACCCACTACCGACCATCTGGAAATCACTTGAAGTCAAGGGCACTAGGTTCCTGCGTGGTCAGCTATGCCTGGTCTGCGCCGGTCCCGGCGTGGGTAAATCTGCATTCATCCTGAACTATGCACTGAAAGCCAAAGTACCCACATTGTACTTTTCAGCAGACTCAGATGCGTTCACCCAACTCTCACGGTCTATGTCGATCCTGACTGGTTGGGATATGGAAAGGTCAGCCCGTATGGTCAGGGACGGTGACCTTGGCGAAGCCGAAGCAGAGTTCGACGGTATCCCCATCCGGTTCAACTACTCAGCATCACCTAACCTGTCGCAGATCGAATCGTCTATGCGGTCATACGAAGAAGTGTATGGTGATTTCCCTGCGTTGGTTGTGGTTGACAATGTGACCAATGTGCGTACCGGCGGTGACCATGATGATGACCCGTTCAGCGGGTTGGAAGCTTTGATGGATGAGCTTCATGTCATGGCCCGGTTCACCGGGGCGTGTGTTATCGGCTTGCATCACGTCACAGGCGGCTACAACGATGCTGACCGACCCATCCCGTTGTCAGGTGTCAAGGGTCAGATTGCTCGCGTACCGGAAATGGTACTCACCTTGCATAAGGTGGCTGAGCAGTTCGGTCCTGATAGTTTACGGGTGTCAACTGTTAAGAATCGTGGTGGCAAATCTGACCCGTCAGGTCAAGAGTTTGTGTCGCTAGACTTCTCAGGTGATACGATGAGTATCAAGGAACCTGCGTGACTGACCTCCAAACAGCTATGCTGCTAGTGACCATCTACATGATCGCATTAGTGGCATACTACATAATTAAGGTTAGATAATGGCAGCAAAGAAAGTGCCAGCGCACCGGGTCAGGGACAGGAAGCACCACCGCAGAGGATGTATAGATTGTGCTGAGGAAGGCATCATCACATCCCGTAAAGCTCCCCACCCTGGACCTAGGTGCGCGACACATCACCGCGCTAAACGTGCCCAACGTAACTCCCAAACCAGAGAGCAGCGTTGGCTGAATGTGTATAATATCAGCGGTGAAGAATATTGGATGATATGGGAACACCAAGGTGGTGTGTGTTACATATGCCGGCGTGCCAAAGGCACGGGCCGGCGAAGATTGTCAGTAGACCACTGCCACACCACAGGAATCGTCAGAGGATTACTGTGCCAACCTTGCAATCGTGACGTACTTGGTCACGCAAGGGATGAAACAGAGTTCTTTGAACGTGCAATTGAATACTTGAACAATCCCCCGGCAGTCTCAGTGATTGGTGAAAGGGTTGTTCCAGAACAGAAAGGATAAGGTATGAAGATCGGTTCCTTGTTTAGCGGAACGGGGATGCTTGACCTTGCTATTGAGGAAGTGTTCGGGGCTACAACTGTGTGGCATTCCGAAATTGACCCAGCGGCCTCTAAGGTGCTGGCCTACCACTTCCCAAACATCCCTAACTTGGGAGATATCACCACAGTGGATTGGACAACCGTCCCGTCAGTTGATATACTGTGTGGAGGGTTCCCTTGTCAGGATGTTTCAGCCGCAGGGAGACAAGCAGGCTTGAAAGACGGCACCCGTTCCGGGTTGTGGTCTGTGTTCGTTCAAGCTATTGATGTTCTGCAACCGAAAATTGTTGTTATCGAAAATGTGAAAGGACTACTCAGTGCCAAAGCTACCAGATCAGCTCATGTGGAATCCGACCAGTCAGGTGTGGGAAACACCGACCGACCTCTTAGGGCAGCGGGAGCCGTTCTTGGCGACCTTTCCGAAAGAGGGTACTCTGCAAGATGGTGTACTGTTCCTGCATCAGAAGCCGGGGCACCGCACCGACGAGAGCGAGTATTCATTCTTGCCTACGCCTCGGGCCAGTGAGCCTGGGTCAACGTCGGAAGGTTACCGTCCCGGTTTAGGTGAGTTGGTGTCGAAGCTGCTACCTACCCCTGCCACGTCTGATAGGTTTGGGCCGAATAAGCCACCCACTCGCGGTGGGTCAGATGCGCTCCGTACAGTCGCCTGCTACGAGTTGGAGCTTCTGCGGAGTCCTACTATCTCTGACACGAAAACTCCCGACAGGAGTGGACTCAGGGCCAGTAAGGGGCATCAGACGAACCTTGCAGACCAGATTGAGCAACGGTTTGGTTCGTCGGCTGAGCCGGGTCAGGATTGGGGCCGCTACCAAGCGGCCATTGAGCGGTGGGAGAATGTGCTGCACACTCCTGCACCGGCACCTACTGAACTTAACCGCAATGACCGACCTAGACTCAAAGCAGGGTTCTCTGAGTGGATGATGGGTTGGCCTGCCGGTTGGGTCACCGACCCTAAGATTGGTTTGTCTAGGGCGGCACAATTGAAAATGATCGGCAACGGTGTCTGCCCACAGCAAGCGGTGGTAGCGTTGCGTAAACTGTTGGAGGTCTAATGGACAGTGCTATTGTTAAGCTGATTCAACATTACTACCCTGCGTGGCGGGAACCACAAGACACAGGGTATGAGTGGATCAGTTGTTTATGCCCTTGGCATGGTGACACAAACAAGTCAGCATCAGTGTCATTGACGAAGAATGCGTTTCATTGTTTTGTGTGTGACGCTAAGGGAGATGTTATCAATTTGATTAGGTATGAGGAAGGTTGTGGGTATGGAGAAGCTTTCAGACGTGCAGAAGAACTTCTTAAGGGAAGCTACGTCGCGGTATCACGCGGCCCTGCCAGAAAGTCCCGCAGAAGAATATTTGCAGACGAGGGGATTGGGCTGGGAGTCGATCAAACCAGTAGTGAACCGTTTCCGACTAGGATACGTTGGTGACCCGCTGCCGGGACATGAGCAGTTCCGTGGGTTCCTAGCGTTACCGTACCTTAGGTGGTCTGCTGACAAAGAGTGGGCTGTGGTGTCCATGCGGTTCCGGCGCATCACAGGCGACGGTGCTAAATACATGACCGTGGCCGGCGACCGGCCACGCCTCTACAATACCCTAGCCCTACTCAAAGACAATGCCTCAATCGCTATCACCGAAGGTGAACTAGATGCCATTACAGCAACTGTGTGCGGTGTCGATGCTGTCGGTGTGCCCGGTGCCCAAGCATGGCAGCCGTGGTTCAGAGAACCATTCCTAGGCTACCGTAACGTGTTTGTCCTCGCAGACGGTGATGACCCAGGCATGGCATTCGCCACCAAAGTTGCATCGTCACTACCTAACGGTAAGGTTATCCCCATGCCGCAAGGCGAGGACGTTAACTCGCTGGTAGCGTTGAAGGGTAAGGACGCTCTGATCGAAAGGATCACATAATGGATTTCAGCCTGAACGTAAATGTTACCGTTGGGTTACCTAATCCAATTAAATATGTTTACGAAAATATAAGAGACTATGTGTGGGAAGGACCAGAAGAAGATGAGCTTGAAGAAGAATGATTTAGCGTCTGCTGACGGACCATATGTTATGGGACCAGACGGAGTGGAAGTTAAGATAATTAAATACCTTGAACTTGTTAAAGTTCTCAAGGAAATCAATAAGGATGGTGACGTGTATGTTGAGGGCTTGGATTCCAAAGCCCGATTCTGGGTTAAAGAAGCCTCACTCACCAAGATTCAACCTGAGCAGACGGGGTGGCAGCAGTGAACGATAATGTAAACAAACCAGCCCATTACACCGGGTTCACTAACAACGCTGAGGTAATTGACATTACTGAGAATCTGTCATTCAATCGCGGCAACGTAGTCAAGTATGTGTGTCGGGCCGGCAAGAAGTTAACCTCCAATGAACTTGAGGATTTACTGAAAGCTGCATGGTATCTACAGAGGGAGATTGATCGTGTCAGCACCAAAAATAGCGGTTCTTGATATCGAACGCCAGTCAGCTATCGCTGACGGCATCTGGCAGTTGAAACAGTCCGGGTGGATCAATCCCGGTCAGATCATCGAACCAGCACGCACCATTTGTTTCGCCTGGAAATGGTTAGGTGAGCCGGATGTTCAGTTCTCTGCCGAATGGCACCCAGGTGGGCATAAGAAAATGGTGCAGAAAGCGTGGGAGGTTCTTGATGAGGCTGATTATGTGGTTGGTTGGAACTCGCGTGGATTTGACGTTAAGCATCTGCGAACAGAGTTTATCACCAACGGACTCACACCGCCGTCACCGCACAAAGACCTAGACCTTATGCTTGTAGCTAAGCGTAACTTTGGGTTCATGTCTAACCGACTCTCGTATGTTGCTCAGGAGTTAGGTGCCGGTGCTAAGCTCGCCAACGGTGGTTCGGACCTGTGGAGGACACTCCGCGTCGGTAAGGGTGCTGAGTTGAAAGCCGCTAAGGAAATGATGGAAGCCTACAATAAGCAGGATGTGGTACTCACTGAGGAAGTGTATCAGATCATGTTGCCGTGGGTTGACGGATTGAACATTCCCATCTACAATGGTACTGAGGAACCAGCTTGCTCTAACTGCGGGTCTGAGAATCTGCATTACCGTGGTGTTCAGATCGCAGCTACCCGTTCGTACCGGCGTTTCCAATGCCAGGGTTGCGGCAAGTGGGGTAGGGAAGTTAAGTGCGAGTCAGCGGTTTCATCAGTGGCAGTGTAAGGAGAGTATGTGATTACCCAAGAGATTGAGCCTCGCATCTACGATCAGGCTGTCCGGGCCGCAAAGTCAGCGTTGACATTGTGGTGTAATGGTCAGTTTGACCGCCAGAAAGGGATGTACGACGATCTGTTGCAAGACCTACTGCTGTGGTATATGAGTAGACCGTCTACGCAACAGAAAATGGAGTCACTTGTTGATGCTGAGATTTTTGTCACATTCAAACGGTACGCCCGTCAAGCTCTCAGTGAGCAGCAATTAGAGGACAACATTCAAAAGAATAAAGTTCTGTACTCCACTGAGTCTGTGAAACGGTATCTGAAAGGACAATCAACTAACAGGTATCTCATTGAAGTTGTCCCTATCGCATTAGATATGATTAATGAGAAACATAAGGAGGCTATTCTTAGCAGATACGTTGACGGTAAAATACCAGAGCAAGGTAAAGATGCTGAGTTTCTAAGCAACTCACACCGCACACTGACAGCTATGGTTAACCTGATGCAGCTAACAACGAACGAAGCCACTATAGGTTCGCGGTCAGTTGTGTACCCGGAATCGGTCAGGCCGGCAGGTTCGCGCAGCGACCCTACCGCCAATATCGCTATCATGCTATTGGATCAGCACCCGGATTTTGTTGATGAGTATCTGTACGAGTCGCCGTGGGAACAAATCTGTGAAGGAGCTAAAGTAGAACCTATTATTGAGTTCGGGCCGTCAGGGCAGATCAGGTTAACCGCCGCTGAGGCGGCACTAATCACCCGCGTGCCAGGGCTTGTTGATTTATTCATCGACCAGAAACAGGAAGAATGGGCTAATGCTTAACATTATGGATTCAATTTTTAACCACATGCCGGGATCGGAGTTCTATCGGGCACAGGTGTTCCCAGAACTGTTCCCACATGAGAAGCCAATGCTTGTGGATAACTGGCCGTTGGAAGATCAGATCATGTGGACCGGCGTGTCGCCGGAAATATCAGAAGTATCTAGTAAGTAGAGGCAGGAAGGGAGGTGGACGATGGGTAAGTATATGACACCAGAAGATGCAACCCTAGCTGGTAATTTCTCAGACTATGAGGACGATGAGGAATACACCACTGAGGAACCTGAATACTGCTGCCTTTGTGGCAGCGAAATCTTTGACAACTACTGTGATGAATGTGAGGAATACGTTGACTAATTGGGGTCCAACGGGACAATTGGTATATGATCGAACCTACTCGCGGGTTAAGCCGGATGGTTCTAAAGAAACATGGCCGGAAACTGTGGAGCGGGTGGTCAACGGTAACCTCGCATTGGTGGATGAGAAATATCAGTTGCCTAATGAGCAAGCTGACCTCATTGACATGATGTTGGATTTCAAAATCCTACCGGCAGGCCGGCACCTGTGGGCCAGTGGGGTTAAGAACGCTGAGCATCTGTTCAATTGCTGGGTGGCTGGTTGGACCGACAATCCTGCCGATCACTTTGCGTTCACCTTCATGCGGCTCATGGAGGGTGGCGGGGTTGGTGCATCGTACTCCAACAGCAACCTCACCAAGTACCCCGCTGTTCAACATTTCCTTGAAGTGGAAATTGTGTGTGATGAAGATCACCCAGACTACCTCACATTGGCTGAGGCGGGTGTCCTGTCGCAACGGTATGATTCCGACTGGTCTGGTGCATTCCCGGTGGAAGATTCCCGTGAAGGTTGGGCGGCAGCATTGTCCGATCTGATCGAAACTCACTACCGTGACGGTGTGGTTCACTTCAACCGGGTGTACGATGTGTCCAGGGTGCGTCACGCTGGTGCTAAGCTGAAAACCTTTGGCGGTACAGCCTCCGGTCCTCTGCCACTAGCACAGATGCTCACTGACGTGTCAACAATTATGTCCAATGTTGCTATCACCAATGGGATGCTTGACGGTATCTCAGCTATGGAAATTGACCATGCTATCGCACAGTGCGTGGTTGCTGGTGGTGTCCGTAGGTCTGCTCGTATGTCAATGATGCATTGGACTGACCCGCAGATCGACAAGTTCATGTCTTGCAAGACCGACTCAGGTAAGCACTGGACAACCAATATCAGTGTCGAAGTTGACAATGACTTTTGGGCACACCAGAATCACGGACACGCATGGCACGCACATAAGATTCTCAAAGCCATTAGCTCAGGTATGGTTCACAACGGTGAACCGGGGTTTTGGGATTCGTCGCTGTCCAACGTAGGTGAGCCTAACAAAGTTGTGTGTACCAACCCTTGTGGTGAAATCACTCTGCAAGAGTGGGAACCGTGTAACCTTGGGCATGTTAACCTTGCGGGGTTTGTTACCCCTACGGGTGGCACGGACTACGCCGGCCTCAGGTATGCTCACACGTTGATGACACGGTTCTTGGTTAGGGCCACGTTCTCCAAGGTGTCTGACCCTAAGAGCCGGGAAGTTCTTGACCGTAACCGACGTATCGGTGTGGGACACTTTGGTGTCGCATCATACTTGGCTATGACGGGCAGGAAGTATTCCGAAGCGTATTCGGATAACGCATTTCGATCCATCCTTGTTGACCTTGCAGATGAGGTTGATGAGGCGGCTATTAAACTCAGCCACGATTTGCGTATCCCGGTGCCGGTCAAAAAGAGAACCATAGCACCGACTGGTACTATCGCTAAGATGCCCGGTGTCAGCGAGGGTGTGCATCCGATCTTTGCGAAGTGGTTCATCCGGCGTGTCAGGTTCAACAAGTTGGGTGACGCTATGGAACAGGTGTATGATCTGGAAGCGCAAGGGTATAAGGTTGAGGATGACCTGTATGCACCTAACACTGCTGTGGTGGCTATCCCAACTAAGGATATCCTGATGCAACAGGTAGCTGACCTGTATGGTGATGAGGAAGCTGAACGTATCGTGGAAGCCGCAGATGATTTGTCGCTGGTGGATATGTTACGTTTCCAAGCACTGTACCAGGAATTGTGGGCTGACAATGCTGTGTCGTACACCGCCAATTTCGATGCTCAAGAATACTCACCGGAGCATGTCATGGAACGTCTTATCACCTTTGGTGGTAAACTTAAAGGCGGTACATTGTTCCCTGAGTTGACGATGCCTCAGTGCCCGTATGAGCGTATCGAACGGTGGGAGTATGAATCCAATCTTGCACATGAGGTTGGGGATGGTATTGATGAGAACTGTGCTACTGGTGCATGTCCAGTCCGGTAGCATACTGTAATAGATGTGGTATGCCTCATGTAGAGGGTGCCTGTGGTAGACCCCTTGCTTCTAATTGGAGTGAGGTTAAACAGCGGCTAGAGGCCGCTAAAGATGGAGGTAGTACATTGTCCGATATTGATCCGTTCGCTGACGTGGTAGCTGACACCGACGCACCTGAGCCTTTCACTGAGGCTCCCGCTAAGAAAGCGGCACCTAAGAAGGTGACCACACCTAAGGTCGAGTCCACCGGACGTGAAGGTCTTACGGTCACACTCAAGGGTGGTGCCGGGTTTGATGCACCGTGGATCGTTATCCACGCCGCTGACATTCCTGACGCATACGAGCAGTTGTCCGGTGATTATGCCGCACTTCTCGTTGAGTTGATGGAGAAGGTCAAGAAGGCTGGTAACCACTTCTCCGGTGGGTCAGCTAAGGCCAACTCGTCTGGTGGGGCACCGGCCCGTCCGGGCAATGAGGCACCTGAGGGAACCACTGAGGCTCCCGGTCCTGACTGGACCTACAAGACAGGTGTTGGCAAGAATGGTAAGACGTGGAAAGCCTGGATGCCTCCGCGTGGTTCGTCAGAGAATCCTGTTTGGCTCTGACAATGTTCGACCGGGGGAGGGGCCACAAGCCCCTCCCCCAAGAGGGAATGAGGATGCATGAAACAACACACCCATATTGTTGACGGTGACACCGTTACCATTAATGTCGCTGAAACTACGGATGATCTTGAGCCGTTCATTCAGTTCATCGAATCGCACAAAGCTCTGGCAGTGGACTCAGAGACAACCGGGCTGGACATTTACTCCGACACGTTCAAGTTGCGTGTGGTGCAGTTCGGTAATCACCGTGATGCGTGGGTTGTTCCCGTTGAGCGTGGTGCAGCCTTCCAAGAGGCTGCCCGGTATGGGTTGCGGGTTTTGGATAACATCACCATCCAGAATGCATCTTATGACCTACAGGTGTTCGACCGGCACCTACGGTTACCTATGGAGGAAATGTGGTCCCGCACCACTGACACCAAAATCCTCGCACACCTTGTTGACCCTAGGGGCCGTGAAGAAGGTGGTATCGGTACATCGTTGGAGGATTTGACACGCCACTACATTGACGCTGACGTAGCTAATAATGTGAAAACGCTGATGGTTGAATTGGCTAGGGCACATAAAACTACGAAGGCTAACATTTGGTCTGTCATTGATTTCGATGACCCACAGTATCAGTTGTATGCTGGGATGGACACCATCTTAGCTGCCCGGTTGCGTTCCAAGCTGGGCCGGCTGGTGCCGGCCGTGTCCAATAAGCTCATCAAATACGAACACAAGTTAGCGGAAGTGTGTTCAATGATGGAACGTACCGGATTCCTGTTGGATGTTGAGTACACTCAGCAGTTGTCCGATAAGTTGCATGATGATGAGATTGAGTACACTAATCGTGCTGGGAAACTGGGTTGCGAGAATGTTAACTCAACTGAGCAGGTAGCTGATGTGCTGGAATCCAGGGGTGTGAAGATCACACAAAAGACACCTACTGGTAAACGTAAAGTTGACAAGGTGCTGTTGGATCGACTGGCAGATGCGGGTGATGAGTTCGCTCATGCTGTCACTGAGGCTAAGAAAGCGAGAAAGTGGAGAACAACATGGGTGGACGGTTTCCTAAGCCAAGCGGATTCGCAGGGCCGTTGCCACGCAGCTATCAACCCACTACGGGCACGGACAGCGAGAATGTCTATTACGGGTATCCCGGCTCAGACCCTACCGGCAGGCGACTGGTTAGTGAGGCAATGCTTCATAGCGGATCAGGGTCAGGTGATTGGGTCTGTGGACTTTCAGGCTCAGGAACTCCGTGTACTTGCTGCGCTTTCTGGCGACACTACCATGCAGCAAGCATTCAGGGACGGTGATGATCTGCACCAGATCACAGCTAACGCCTCAGGCGTTGACCGTAAGATCGGGAAGATGACAAACTTCTTGACCGTGTACGGTGGTGGTGCTAGGAACCTAGCACAACAGGCTGATATTGATTTGGATTTAGCTAAGAAGGTTATCGCTGGTTTCGACAAAGCGTACCCTAAGGTGAAGCCGTTCTCTAAGAAGTTGCAACGAGAAGCGCAGATGCGCGGCGAAATCACCACACCATTAGGTAGGGTACTCCCGGTGGATAAGGATCGGCCATATGCCGCTCTGAACTACATGGTGCAGTCCACTGCACGGGATGTGACGTGTGCCGGTCTTATTCGGTTACATGAGCAGGGAATGACACCGTTTCTGCGGTTACCGATTCACGATGAAATCTTAGTCTCTGTCCCTGAGGGTAAGGCTAATGGTGCTGTCAGGAAGATCGCTGATATAATGTCATCGACATTTCAGGGTGTGTTTATGGCTACCGACGCTCAGGTCGGTGGCCGTTCATGGGGATCACTTTACAAGAAAGGTTAGTCGAATGACTGATGATGAG